TACGGGTATGCGGCCCGCTTTGACGAGCCTACGCAGCTTGGGGGATTTTCCGAAATCATTAAGCCCGGAGCTTTCAAGCGCTCGCTGGCCAGTGATGCCGGCCCAAAGATCCGCGCCATTTACGAACACGACAGCCGGAGCTTATTGGGGAGAATGGGAGCGGGTAGCCTGCGCCTGTTTGAAGATGCCCAGGGCTTAGCGTTTGAGATCGACCTACCTGACACCCAACTTGGCAGAGATCTGCCTGTACTGGTTGCCCGTGGTGACGTTGCCGGCTGTTCGTTCGGCTTTATCGCCCAGGGCGAAAACTGGGAAGGCGAAACTCGACATCTAACGGATGTGGATCTGTTCGAGATCACCATTACGGCCGATCCGGCCTATGACACAACCACGGTTCAGGTTAGAGGCAAGCAACCGTCCACCCTGACATTGGCCAGACTGTACCTGGAGGCGTGCCGATGAGATGGAACCCGTTTAAGCGAGAACAGCGCAACAATACGCCCGCCTACGATACTTATTACAGCTCACTCGCTGCATCTGCACAATCTGCCGGGGTATCGGTTACGACTGATACCGCAGAATCAATCAGCGCCGTGTATGCCTGCGTAGCGGCCATATCGGAAACCGTGGGCAGTCTGCCGCTGAACGTCTTTGAGCGCACCGACAAGGGCAGAGAAAAGGCAACTAAGCATCCGCTTTATCGGCTATTACATGACACTCCGAACGATTTCCAAACCGCTTTAGAGTTCAGGGAACAGCTACAGCGCCACGTACTTCTACGCGGTAATGGTTACGCCGAGATTATCCGCGACAGCGCCGGACGCCCGGAAGCCCTGTTACCTGTTCACCCTGACCGCGTGACGATCCTGCGCACCGCTCAAGGGAAGCTGCTGTATGACGTGGTAGACGATGGAGGCGGAACCAAACGGCTATTAGCGGATGAAGTGTTGCATATCCGTTACCACTCTGACGATGGCGTTATCGGACGCTCACCGATTCAGGTAGCCCGCGACACTATCGGCTTGGCACTGGCTGAGCGCACACACGGCGCAAAGATGTTCGAGCAGGGTACCAAGCTATCCGGCGTTATCGAGATGCCACCCGGCACCACCAAAGAGCAATCCCAACAGATCCGGGATAGTTGGGCACAGAATCATTCAGGCGTGGCCAACAACGGAAAGACCGCCGTGTTACCGCAAGGTGGCCAATTTAAAACCGTAAGCATGACCCTGGAAGATGCCGACTGGATCGCCGCCCGCCGAATGAGTGTGGTTGAAACGGCCCGATTATTCCGCGTACCGCCTGTGATGATTGGCGATATGGAAGCCGCCAACTATTCCAACGTGGTGGAGTTGGCCCGGTTCTTTGTCACCAACACACTGCGCCGGCACCTGGTCGCATGGGAACAGGCAATTAATAGGGTGCTAATCAATGACCCGGCCCGCTACTTTGTGGAGCACAACGTGGAAGGCCTATTGCGTGGCGACAGCCTGACCCGTGCCCAGTTCTATGAGCGTGCGATTACTGACGGTTGGATGCTGAGAAGCGAGGCCCGCCGACTTGAGAACCTGCCAACGATTGAGGGCGTAGACGATGTATCTGCTAGGAAAAACCCAAGTGAGCTATAAGCCCAAGCGCCGCACGCTGCCATTGAACGGCGCCGCATGGGCTCGACTGCGTGCTGAGGTACTGGCAGAGCAGCCCCTGTGTGTGGACTGCAAAGCCATGGGCTATGTGACGCCAAGCCGGGAAGTCGATCACATCGTGGATAGCCGCGAGGATTACGATGATGACAATGGGCGACACAACCTCCAGGGGCTATGTGAAACATGCCATAGCCGAAAGACGGCCGTGGGTATGGGTAAGGCGTCAAACGCTGGCTGTGACGTTCTGGGACGCCCTCTTGACGAATCGCACCCATGGAATCACCAGTAACCGAGGCGACACGAACCGCCCCCATAATGCTTTTTTAACGGGCACTCCCATGAAACTAACACCCAAAAGAGCCGATGCCGACACCACCAAATCTGCCGTAACCGCGATTCAATCCGCAGCCCTTGGCCCGATTGCGCCGCCCAAGTTCGTCACCGTGCGCAAGCAAGACAAACCCTTGTGGAACGCCATTGTATTGGCCCGCCCGCGTGACACCTGGAACGATGCCGACTTGATTCTAGCCGGCCACCTGGCGAGAGCCTACGGCGATATGGCGCACCTGGAAGCGCACATTGACCGCAACGGGATGGTGGTTGAAGAAAAGCTTAACCCGGCCTGCGCCATGCTGGACAAGGCCACCCGCCGCGCCCTGGCATTGGCCCGACAGCTCAAGGTTGATGCGATCAGCACAGTGGGAAAGAGCCGGGATATACGCAAAGGCTCAGAGCTGGAATCAGACGCCAGAAAAAATATGGGCGATGATGAGTTGATACCCAGGACGATGCAGTGAGCAGGGCTGACAAGGTTATCCGGTTCGTTAGCCGGTACATCGTAGTTCCCGAAGGTGCCGGAGTGGGTAAACCGCTGGTGCTGGCAGAGTTTCAGATCGAGTTTATCCGGGAAGTGTACGACAACCCGAACGGCACCCGCCGCGCCATATTGAGTGTGGCCCGCAAGAACGGCAAAACCGGATTGATTGCCGCCCTGTTATTGGTTCACCTGGTTGGCCCCGAAGCCAAGCAAAACGCACAGCTTGTCAGTGGAGCCATGAGCCGGGATCAAGCGTCGCTCGTGTTTAACCTTGCGGCAAAGATGGTTCGACTATCGCCGGAGCTTTCCGGCCTGGTCCGCATCCTGCCCAGCGGGAAACGGCTGGTAGGTCTGCCACTCAATACCGAGTACCGAGCCCTCGCTGCTGACGGTAAAACGGCCCACGGCCTGAGTCCGGTACTGGCGATTCTGGATGAAGTGGGCCAGGTACGCGGCCCGCAGTCAGATTTTATCGATGCAATCACCACCTCCCAAGGCGCTCACGAGAGCCCGCTGCTGATTTCGATATCCACACAGGCGGCCAATGATGCCGATTTGCTGAGTCAGTGGATTGATGATGCTCTCCGATCCAAAGATCCGCGCACGGTTTGCCACTTGTACGCAGCGCCAAAAGATTGCGAATTGTTGGACACGGAAGCATGGGAATCTGCTAATCCGGCACTGGGAATATTCCGCAGCCTGGAAGACTTGAGCGAGCAAATGGCCCAGGCCGACAGGATGCCAAGCATGAGCAACACAGCCCGCAACCTGCTATTGAATCAGCGTGTGAGCCTCGACAGCCCGTTTATATCGCCCGATGTATGGGCAAGCTGTTCTGCTGAGCCGGTGCCCTTTGATGGGCCTGTGTATGCCGGCCTTGACCTATCGGCCCGCACCGACCTGACCGCCCTTGTCATCGTGGGCAAAGTTGCCGGAGTCTGGCAGGTACAAGCCCATTTCTGGACACCCGAACAGGGACTATTTGACCGCGCCAAGACTGACCGCGCCCCTTATGACGTGTGGGCAGCTCAAGGCTATTTAACGACAACCCCAGGCGCTACCGTGGATTACGAAGTGGTAGCCCTGGACATGGCCGAAATACTCGCAGATCTGGACGTAACCGCGATTGCGTTCGACCGCTGGCGAATGGATGTACTCAAAAAAGAGTTTGAGCGTTTGGGCCTGGATCTGCCGTTAGTCCCATGGGGGCAAGGTTTTAAAGACATGGCCCCGGCCCTTGATGCACTGGAAGGCGAGCTGCTGAATGGTCGCATAGCTCACGGGAACAACCCGGTTTTGACCATGTGCGCTTCGAACGCAGTCGTCACAAAAGACGCCAGTGGATCGAGAAAATTAGACAAATCACGCCGTACAGGCCGAATAGACGGTATTCAGGCGCTTGCTATGGCCATGGGCGCAGCCCAATCCGCAGCCGAACCCATCGAATTAGATACAGAGGTTTATCTTGTATGACGCTTGAACAAGTAAAAGCCCACCTCCGGGTGACGCACAACGCCGAAGATACGTTGATCTATACCTACATGGACGCCGCTGAAATGTTGGTGGAAAAGCATCTGGGAGATGATATGCCCGACCCAGTGCCGGAGCCAATCACCGCCGCCATGATGCTGCTGACTGCTGACCTTTACACCCGCAGAGGCAGGCAATCAGACCGGATTATTTACGACAACGACGCTTACTTGCTCCTGCTGAGCCCGTACCGGACAACGGAGGTGCTTTGATGGATATTGGAGGAATGCGTCATCCGGTAGAGATCCGCCAATTTGAGCAAGCGCAAGACCCGGTAACTGGCGAAATCACGGAAGAATGGGCAACCCTGGCCAATGTTTGGGCGCGAATCGACAGCGTAGATGGCCGAGAATTTATGGCGGCAAGTGCTGAGCAGGCGAAGACCACCCACAAAATCAGCATGTACTATCGGTGTGATATGAAGCCAAGTATGCGTCTGCAATCAGCCGGCATTGAATATCAGGTGAAGGCACTACTGCCGAACAATGACCACTCACAGTTAACGGTTATGTGCGAGGTGTTAACTTAACGTTTTGACACTTAACAAAAAGGTTTTACCGCACCCTGAGCGGCCCGAAAGGGATAAGTCAGGGAGAGGATTACGCGGCGAGTGCCTCTTTTCAGAAAAACCCCGTGAGTGTGTACGGCTTTTCTCCCTAGTGGATACCTGTGGCCGGTACACGCAAGCCTGACAGAGCGATTCTGACCAGGCACCCGGCCCCGCCTGCGTGATGCTGTGCGGGGCTTTTTTGTGTCTGGCTGGCGGCTTTTTAACCATTTCACTGTGGATAGGTAAATAGTCAGTTAAAATATTTAATGCCTCATAACTAACTGTTTTATAACAAATTATGGCGGAGAGAGAGGCCGCCAAAATCAATTATAAGCATTTGATAAATATACACTTTCTAGCCTTAACCCTTTACCCCGCCTGAGCCTTACCTACCAACCTTGTAATCTGCTGTAGCATGAGTTAGCCTTCAATAATATTATTTTGGGTAGGTAGGAAGCACCATAGGAGGGGCACCATGCCAATAAAAGCCAAAGAGTTGAGCGCCACCGAAGTCAGGCGGCTATCCCATTCAGTAAGCAAGACAACCGGCAAGGATTACAACGCCCTTCACCCCGTTGGTGGCGTGGCTGGCCTGCTGCTGCAAGTTACGCCGACCGGCGCTAAGTCGTGGGTGTACCGTACCCGTATCGGCACCAAGCGCCGCTCTATAGGTTTGGGTGGCTTTCCTGATGTGACGTTAGCCCAGGCTAGGGACAAGGCCCGCGCCGTTCGTGACAAGATCGCGGAAGGTATCGACCCCGTAGCCGAGAAGCAGGAAAAGCGCCGGGATCTGCTGGCGGCGCAACTCAGCACCATGACCTTTGCTGATGCCACCCACCAGTACATGAAAATGAAATCCAAAGAGTTCAGAGATCCGCGCCAGGCTGGCCAATGGGAAGGAAGCCTAGAGCTTCACGCAATGCCCCATATCGGCAAAGTTCCAGTGCGTGATATTGAGCTACCGCACATTAAAGCCGTTCTTGACCCTATATGGGAAACCAAAACCGAAACGGCAAACCGTGTTCGCGGGCGTATTGAGAAAATACTTGGCTGGTGTGCTGTTCACGGCTACCGCTCAAACGAAAACCCCGCCCGATGGAGGGGCTATCTTGACGGAGTGTTTCAGGCACCGGAAAAGATCAAAAAGAAAGGCCACCATGCCGCCCTGTCTGTGGATGCAATGCCGAAGTTTATGCAGGATCTGCAAAAGCGAACAGGCACCGCCGCCCGCGCTATGGAATTTCTGATTCTGACCGCCAGCCGGACAAATGAAGTTGTGGGAGACAAGCGAATAAACAAGCCGGGCATTACTTGGCAGGAGATCGACTTCAAGGC